AAAACTGGATCACGATGCCTACACGCTGACTGTTCGTGTGGCACTGAAATCCAAGCAGTTCCGAAATGAAGCGGAGCAGATGCTGGAACGTGTTGTGCCGCTCAATCTGATCCTTGATGTAGATCTTATGTATAATACGCATGGGATCATAAAAGGTACTGGGTTGACGCGCGGACAGCTTGCAAAGTATACGCACAAAGAATTACGGGAAGAGCCGTTTTAAAAGAAAGAGGTGATACGTTGGAAACAACAAAGAATTGCAGTTTGAAAAAGCCGGGGCAGGACGATTTTTACGATGTGCAGGATTTTGATGACAACATGGAGACCATTGACGAGCATATTGGAGCTCTGGAATCTCCGGTTTACGAAGAATCAAAGGAATTGGAAGAACTGAAAAGCGGGGAACCATATCTATCGGCGTTTGGCAAGATTAAGAAAGCCGTAGGCGCATTGATCGCGCATATCGGTGACAAAGATAATCCGCATGGTGTTACGCTTGCACAGCTTGGCGCGGCGGCGGCGAATACGCTTGCAAATCATATCCAGAACAAAAGTAATCCACATGGTGTTACCAAGGCACAGGTCGGGCTTGGTAACTGTGATAAGACGGCGGGAAGCGCTGTCGATCAGACAGCAAGAAATGCTGCATCGTCAGCAAATACAAATGCGAATAATAGATTGGCGAAATCAGGAGATACCATGAATGGCGTATTGAATATGAACGGACATAATATCATGTATCCATCGCGTATACAGGGACCGGATGGAAAACCAATCGTAGTCGCATCAGGAGATGGAAATAACAATAACACCTATGTGGACTTGCTTGGGTCAAGAGTGCAGTGCAGAAATACGAACGGAACAGCATGGATTCCTGTCCAGGGATATTCATTTACCAATCCATCGTCTCGATTGATAAAAGAGAATATCCGGGACATGTCCGAGGAGGAAGCGAAAAAGATTCTGGACGTTCGGATCGTCGACTTTGATTATAAGGAGGCGTTCGGCGGCCAGAAAGGCCAGGAAGGTGTGATCGCAGAGGAACTCTTGGAGCTTTTTCCGCACGCGGTGACGGTACCAGAAGGATATGACGAAACGAACTTTGACGAATCAAAAGGATTGGAAAATCAGATCATGAGTGTTGACTACGCAAAGCTGGTAAGCCCGCTTATTAAGCTGGTACAGATGCAGCAGTCACAGATTGATATATTACAGACAAGGGTATCAGCCCTTGAGAAAGGAGCACTGAAATGAACCATATTATTTTAGTAGACGGAACAATGCTGAATACTTCACAGGAAAGCGGCAGTACATTTCGTATTCCGTTGGAGGGCAGGGACGCATTTAAGGATCTGTTGAGCAAGATCACGGATGAAAATGTGCAGACCATCCAGATTGTTACAGAAGAGGATGTTGTGGTTGAGAGACAGAGCAACCTCACGCTTTCCAGATTATCACTGGAGCAGGCAGATGGTGGAGGAACGTACACGGCGGTACTGGAATGCAGACCGGCGGACAAAACGGCACAGCGTCTTGCCGATCAGCAGACCAGTATCGATGATTTGGCAACAGCGGTCGCAGGGCTGTTGTACGGAGAGGATGGTGAGACAGAATGACAGCAAGCGTAAAACGTATCATGCTCAAAGCAATCCGGGCGAGATTAAGCCAGGGCGAAGATCTGAAGACAATCCTGGACAGTTATCCGAAATTGCCTTATGCGGATAAAAAGGAACTGAAAAAAGAGTTAAGTGAATAAAGATGCATAGAAACCGCGGGAGAAATCTCTGCGGTATTTTTATGCGGAAAGGAATCATATGGCATTGAACGATGAATACATCAGCAAACAGTTGGAGACAACAGAAGATCGATTGAACGATCACGCGGAGAGAATCCGCACTTTGGAAAAAGGCGTTGCAGTAACGGACGCAAAGGTGGACAGCCTTTGCGCATCACTGGAAAAACAGACAAAATCCATCAATGCGCTGATCGGGACGTTTGCCACGGCACTGGTGGGATTTTTTATTTATGCCGTTGAAGTTGGCGTATTTAAGTAGGAACTGAATAGTTTATAAGAAAGGTTAAAAAGGTGAAGAGTATGTTTAAGAATTGTGTTTTAAAACCGAGTGTAAGTACAAAGGAGTGGTTCAAGAGAGCGGGGATCCGCGCAGTAAAGACTATGGCACAGACAGCAGGCGGTATGCTTGTGATTGGTGCTTTTAACGAAACTGCATGGAGCATTTTGATCCAGACAACGATTGTAACCGGAATTGCATCTATGCTGACATCTATTGCGGGTCTGCCGGAATGCGAAGAGTGTAAGGAGGAGTAATCATGGCTCACAGAAAAATCAATGAAACGGGGATTGCACTTATTAAACGCTTTGAAGGCTGTCGTTTGACAGCCTACAAATGCTCTGCAGGTGTATGGACCATCGGGTATGGTCATACATCTGGCGTACATAGTGGACAGGCTATTACACAGGCGCAGGCGGATGCATTGCTGCGGCAGGATCTGGAAAAATTTGAGCGGTATGTCAACAGTACTGCATATGTGCCGATCACTGCGCAACTTAATGAGAATCAGTTCGCGGCACTGGTTAGCTTTGCTTTTAATTGCGGACAGGGCAACCTCAAGAGATTATGCGCGGGCAGAAATACAGTACAGATCGCGGCGGCAATGCCACAGTATTGTAAAGCGGCAGGAAGAAAGTTGCCGGGACTGGTGCAGCGTAGAGCGGCAGAGGTGGCGTTGTTTAATGCGCCAGTTACTACTGCATCTACAAATCAGCCGGCAGTCAAAGCGGCGGAGGTGCAGCATGTTCAGCCGAACTATCAGCCTGGACAGGCTTACTTCGTACATGTGGACAATCTGCGCATCCGATCAACACCGAGTACACAGGGAAAGATCATTGGAAAGATCGGGAACCGCGCGGTATGCAACAAGGCAACGACCAGAGATAGTAAGGGGCAGATCTGGATGAATATCTCTGGATCAGCAAAAGAAGAGTGGATCTGCGCCGACACGGGTGTAAAGAGTTTTGTGTATTAGAGATAGGACAAGCCGTGGCACTTACCCCGCCACGGCTTTTTGCGTTGAAACAAAAGTTGGAAATATCAACTTTTATATAATTAAAAAATGCACAATTTGATAATTTTGACTTGACAAAATGATAATATTGAGTATTATAGATAGTGCAGTAGCCGGATACTATCTGTTAGGAGGAAAAACAATGGCAAGAAGTGTAACAAGTCGGATAGCAGAGTTGCTCTCTCAGAAAAAGATGACACAAAAGCAATTGGCTTGCAAAACTGGATTGACAGAATCGGCAATTTCTCATTATGTGAGGGGGGATCGCGTTCCTCGAGGCGTCAATTTAGTAAAAATTGCCAATGCACTGGAAACAACCACAGATTTTTTGCTTGGACAAGAAGAGGAAATCGATAAATGTGGAGAAATCGAAGCAGTTAAGGTAATGATTGCAAGAAATGCAGCTCAAATGTCTAAGAAAGAAAAAATGGAATTGATTAGTATTTTGATGTCTAGTAACTAGGAGGAATAATGTACTTAAAGAGTGAACAATATGAAGAAATAAAGCGAGTAGTAGTGGACACTTTTTTGCAATATGATATAAAGTGTGTTCCTATAAATGGGTTTGAGATGGCCGTAAAAATGGGACTTACAGTTGTACCATATTCTGCGTTGGATGCAATCCAACAGATGGCTGCACGAAAATTTAGTGAGGATGGTTTTTCTATTGAAAAGGAAAATGGTGAATGGATAATCTACTATAATGATTCGTGTAGAAGTTACAGAAGAATTAATCAAACAATTATGCATGAGATTGGGCATTACACGCTTGGTCATATTGAAGAAGGCGCGGAGGAGGAAGCAGAAGCAAATTTTTTTGCAAAGTATGCTCTTGCACCGCCGCCATTAGTACATACAATTCTTGAGACGGTAACACCAAAAAGTATTATGGAAGTATTTGATATAAGTAATGAGGCTGCAAATTATGCATACCAATATTATCAAATGTGGCTAGAACATGGCGGATATGACTATACAGAATATGAAGTAAAGATGCTAAAACTGTTTGAGGTAGCATAAGTTTTTTGGTTCGGATTGATGTATTGACATAATGTCTTTACATAGAAAAAACCAAGCACACAAGATGCTTGGCTGGTCGTTGAAAGTTTTTCAACAGTCAACTGACACTATAATTCTCTCTAGACAATTGGATTATAGCACTTTTGGAAACCTTTCGCAACCAGGAAAATGTGAAAGGAGAATGATATATGTATATTTTTCGTACATGGATTACAGATAAGAATGGTAACAAGATTTATGCCAGAGATTATGGTAAAAGAGCATTCAAAATCTGGGTGGACGATAAAGATAAAAAGAAAGCCTAGATTATAAAGCATGAAGGCTGTATTGTCAGTTGTGCAGTCCTTTCATAAAAGTATTTTTTATAGAAAGGATATAATAATATGGCAAAAACAAGATCGAGTAGTCATGGACTACAGAACAAAAAAATTGTAACCGTTCATTCTTACAAAAAGTCAGATGGGACTAAGGTAAGAGCATACAGAAGATCGACGCCAAATTAGATGTGTGAGGTGAGAATATATGAGAAAATTTATCGAACACATTGAAAATGTTATGACATGGTGGATGCTGATAGTAAATGCTGTATTGTATAGCACAGTGTTCCTTATTTACAGAAAATGTATAGAAACAATTAATACCACAAATATCAATACAGATAATGCTTGGACGATTTTCTTTAATCATCCAGGAGAAACGGTTGGAGTATTTTTGTCTGGAGTATTTTTGAATTTGTTTGAAGTTTGGCTAGTCATAGTAGCTATTGCAAGTGTATTATGCTTAATTGCTGGCAACTATGATAAATCGGATTTGGCGATCGTAATAATGAATGGAGTATTGGCGATTACAGTATTAGTTTTAAATTTATTATTCGTAAAGATATACTGGGCGATACTCATTGTTCTGTTTATTATTATGGTAATGGCGTATGCACTTATGAGTTCAAATTAGAAATGTTTATTGAGCCTAGATTATCTGGGCTCTTTTTGATGCTTACTAAATATTTTCCTCAGGGCGTGTTGCATTTCGTGTTGCATTTTCCCCTAAAAGTGTACTTTTTAATATAAAAATCTAAATTAGAAATAATATCTTAATATCGAAATCCCCAGTAAATACCGGCTTTCGGCGTTTACTGGGGATTTTCATATAGCGCAGACGGCGGGATTCGAACCCGCGTGCCGGTTGCCCGGCAAACTGATTTCGAGTCAGCCCCGTTATGACCACTTCGATACGTCTGCAGATCGTTAAAAAATAAACTAACTCTGTCATTATATCATAAAAACAGAGAATTGCAAGATTGCGGATTGCTTTTGTACAGAAAAAATCTTTATCTTGTTCCGAAAATATAATATAATAAATGTAAATGTGTCTAGTCACATGTGAATGAGATAGAATGCGAGAGGAAAGGGCGTGTCA